ATGGAAATAACACAAAAAAATGTGCAAATAGCTAAAGATATTTTAAAAATAATGAATGAACAACAATGCACGGTTGCAGAGGCAAATGATATTTTAGCATTTGTGAGAAATCAAATATATACCACAACAACCGTGCAAGCTACAATTAGCACAAATTTATCTGTCTAAAATATGTGTTATATCTGTCAACTGGTCATATTGTTGTGGATTGATGTCAGATAGCTTTGCAGCAATCAAACAGGTAAAAACATCAGCTCCAACTGCAATCCTATGTGTATGAAATACACAATCAGTTCGACAAAAATCATTAAGGAAAGGACATACTTTGTTTTCATTAGGCATTATAATCACCTCCATTCTACGGTGATTATAGCATAAGTTTACAAAAAATACAAATAGAACAGCCTAACGAGGCGGAAAGGAAGTAGGAGAGAGAATGAACATTTATAAAGCAGTTAAGAAAGCAAGAAAACGTAAACGTTTTATAACACGAAAAAAATACATAAGAACGATGTTAGCCAATGTAAAGATAAAGCCTACGAATAGTACAGGATGTTGTATAGTTTTCAAGAACAACAAGTCCTCCACAAGTCGTTGGAATCCGTCCGCAGAGGACTTAGCCGCAAAAGATTGGATTATCGTGGATTAAATAAAAGGTATTATAGCATAAGTTTACAAATAAAACAGCCTAAAGAGGCGGAAAGGAAGTAGGATAATGACGTTTAATTTAAAATTCGATATTAATGATGATTGGGAAAATAATAATGAAATTATTCTAAACATCATAGAGCGAATACAAGAAAAGCACCCCGCAGAGCCGATTATCGTTGAGGTGCAATTCAAGGAAAAATAATATTACTAATTGTTTGTAGGTAATGTTGAAATTGTATTATATATAGATTTTATAAATTCAGAAACATCTGTAGGCTGAAGTAGTGCAGCACCTTCTCTTGAATTCCAAGAAGTCACAACAGAATTAACAATTTCAACGGTCAGTTCTTTATCAGTTTTTGCCATTATAATCACCTCCATTCTACGGTGATTATAGCATAAGTTTACAAAAAATACAAATAAAACAGCCTAAAGAGGCGGAAAGGTGGGAAAAGAAAATGAAAGAGTATAGCAATTTAGCGGAAATAAATACGGAAACGATACCGAATACAGTTATAAGTGATTTGGCGTCATTACTATATGAAGTATTTTGTGAAAAAAAGCAAAGCCAAGAAAAAACGGCATAGTTGAAATAGTTTCGCAGGCAGATACGAACCGCCCGAATGGTAGCCCCCCTTAATACATTTTGAAATTTTAATGAAATCTGATAGGGCGGTTCCTATGTGCCTGCGAACAACGAAAGGAACGAAGATATGAAAAAAATTAAGCCAAGAAAAGTAAGAGGAATGCTGAAAGAGGGCAACACGTTAAAAATTAAAATCAAAGCGGTGGATATTCCGAGAGATAAAAACGGAATGCCGAAGTTAAAGGAGATAGGATAATGTACGACAAATACATAGAAAAAATAGATAGGTTGAATGAACAGGGCAGGTGTTTGGCCCTGCAAATGTTGGACGATTTACTGTCAAACAAGAAAAACCGCAAGGACTACGAAAGTCCGCGACAGAAGTTTTTGCGCGAAACGGATGAGGTTTTAGCATTGGTGAACCGCGAAAGCGGAGCAACGGTAAATGACAAAAAGGTATTGCCGTTGTTCAAAAGGAAAGTGCCTGCGATATGAGTTACAGGCAAAAGACATACAATCATCAATGTACGGTATGCGGTCAATGGTATATGACATATGTTGACCCGAAGAATATACCGGGGGCGGTAACACCGACAGGCGGTTTTATTTGTCAGAAATGCAGACAGGCAAAACAACCTGTAACACGAACACCACCGCCCAAGACAGTGCAGATGACTATTGATGAAATAGGCATAAAAAAATAGCGGTTATGCTGAACCGCCATTTTTTCAATAAATACTAAATGTGATATAAAATATCCACATAAACATTATATCACATTTGAGAAAATAAGGCAATAGAAATCAGTTAAAAAAACCTTGATTTTTTCAAGGTTTATAACTTGATTAAGTAATTAATTTTAGAACGAAAACAACAGGTGATATAATGCCGTATTTAAAAACAGAGGTTAAGTGCGGTCCATATATATTTACATATAAAGGATTTGCACTAAGATATTTAAAGAAAAATCCAAGAGGACCAAATTCAAAGGTTACATCAGAGGCACAAAAGTTAAGAAATCAATATTATGCACGCAGACGAAAAATTTGGCTGATAGCAACCAATTTTTCAAAAGGCGATTTGTGGATAACATTGACATATAAAAAAAATAAACGTCCTGCGGATATGGTGGGGGCGAAAAAAGACAGAACAAAATTTATTAGAAAAATCAGAGATAACTGCAAGAAAAATAATATAGCGTTTATCTATATGGGTATGACCGAAGTAGGAGTTCGTGGCGGGGTACATCATCATTTTATTATGAGCAGTCGGATAGATGAAAATAATATTTTTCAATCGTGGAAAAATTACGGGTTTGTGAAAGTTGGAGCAATCGGCGATATATCAGAAATATCGTTTGACGAATCAGACGAGGACGCAGAGCAAGCCCAAGATGATGTTATCAAATTAGCAAAGTATTTTGTAAAGGGTGATAGTGATAAATCAGAAAAGGACTATACCCAAAGCAAATATTTGAAACAACCCAAAATACACAAAAAAATTATCAAAGCTGAAAGGTGGGCGGGCATACCAAAACCTAAAAAAGGATATGCAATACAATCGGTATATGACGGATTCCACGATTTCAGCGGATACCCGTATCAAGAATATGTTATGGTTAGGCGGTGTTGAAAAATGAATGACGGTTGTAACGGTTGTAAATACGAAGATACACCGTGCATAATTCGGATATGCGGAAACGCCACCGAGAGCAACGGCGGCGGATATAAAAACATTAGAAAAATGTACAATGTCAAACAAGATTGAACAGAGAAAGCGAGGACAAAGCAGTGGAAAAAATGACAGTGGACGAATATAGAGCATTGATTGATGAAAACAGAAACGCAGACGGCGAACAGATTTTGAGAAATAAAAAAAGTGCCGCAAGAGGACGAGCATTTGAAAGCCTGCTGATGCGTGGGTGCAACTATTACCGTCAAAAAGAGATAGCGATAATTAATAAAGTCAATGAACCGTACATAGTTACGAAAAAAACAACAGGGAATAAATTCAGCGGTCGTTTTACAGGTCGAGCAGAGCCGGATTTCAAGGGTGTATTATACGGCGGTAGAGCAGTAGCGTTTGAAGCGAAAAGCACGAAAAAAAGCCGAATTCAAAGAAGTGCGTTGACCGACACGCAAATGGAGTGGCTAAGAGAACAGAAGAAATTTGGAGCACTCACATTTGTAGCAGTGAATATACAGGAAAAGTTTTATACAGTCCCGTTTGACTTGTGGGATAATATGAAACTGTTTTATGATAAAAAATTTCTAATGCATGACGATATAGCTGATTACGAGGTAATATACGACGGTTCCGTACGATTTTTGGAATTTGAAAACGGCGGAAAAATAATATAGGAGGGGTAATAATGACGAAAGAGAAAATATTGCCATTGGCATTAATAGTTCTACAGGGTGCATCAGCTATACCGTATACAATTACAGGTGATTGGCGACACACAATATACTGGATTGCTGCGGCGGTGCTGAACATTGCCGTAACATTTTAACGGCTGGAGGTGGGATAAATGAATTTAGAATACATACTGAAATTATGCAAAAAGAACCGTCAAATAATGCTACTATCATACGGCGGGTATAAATTCCTATCCGAGGGCCACGTGGCGGTTATGGTGCAAGGAATTTGTCCGAAATGGACGGTTGATGACTATTTCACTGCAATAGGCGGTGACAATGAGGTCAAAGATATTTTTACGTTGACAGATAACACAGAAAACCCACAACCGGTTATTGATGTTGACGAGTTAAAAGAGTTACAGCCGTTAAAATATTCGCTGACGTCCGGTAAACAAACATACAAAATGTTTGTTATGGCAGACGGAAAAATAATGATAATACAGGAAAAATATTTAGATGTATTTCGTGATGAATTCGCACCGGAATATTATTATCGTGATAATCCGTTAGAACCCAATGTATATGTGGTTGTATCGGGTATATGCGTTGGGATAATAATGGCTATGTATTTCGATATGCAACAGTTGGCAGATTTCGGTGGAACGTTGAGCGAGGGTTTCAAACGAAATTTGAAAGACGGATTTTTGGATATGGGCGGTCAAATTGAAATAACCGACTAAATCCCAATCGATTGAGAAGAAAGAGAGGAAAAACAATGATAAACACGGTCATAAAACAGATAGAGAGGCAACAGGCAGGAAAGGAAAATACTGCGCCATATTATGTTGGTGAACAGTTGAAAGACATCATCAGAAACAATCCACAGGCGGCGGAAATCGTCGGACAGGATTTAAAAATTAAAGAAATGAGCATTGTTGAGTGTGAGAAAAAAATAAAGGCATATGCGGACAAACACAAAAAAAATAATTTTGCGTGTGTAACACCGCAACAGGCAGAAAAAATAATCTGCGAATTTTACGGAATACAGATAACAGCTCCGGTGGCGGAAAAAATTAAGCCATCCGAAAAAATCGTCACATTGGCAGATTTAATATAGGGGGCGGTTATATGTATGATGAAATAGATTACATATTGGCACGATTGAACGAACCGCCCAAAGGTTTGGCCGACTGGTGCAATGAAAAAAGAAAAATGGATTTATTAATATACAAAGTTGGGTACTATTATGAGCCTTTGGAGGACAGAAACAAAAAGTGTGTTAAATGTAAATGTACCGCTTGCGGAGCAGTTACAATGCAAGAATACACAAAATTAAATAACAGAATAGGATTTATTCATTCAAAAACCGGTGAAGAAATATTCGGCAATAAAAAAACAACGTGTCCCGAATGTGGTAAATCGGTAACAGCCGAACACGTCAGCAGTTTCGGCAGTCGAAACGGAACTGTTATAGAACGATACTGGCCCGTTACATTCCATAATGTCAACGGAAATGTTGCCGTATTGCAGTGGTGCGGTGAACGTCGAGTTGATAGAACTGGCAAAGATGAATTGAATATATATCAATATTCTGGCGCGGTATTTTCCAAAACGGAAAAAATACGTCTGACGGGGTTTTATTCAAACTACTGGAACAGACAGTGTTTTCTGGGGAAATGGGAAACGCGAAAAACATTTACGGACCGCGTAGAGGGTGTGAATATGGCGGAAATATATCAGCCGGAAGAAATTCCAAACGTGCTGAAAGGCACATTTGCAGAAAATTCTAAAATGGATATGTATATTGAATGTGCGGAGGCAACATATCCGGTTACATATCTGCGATTATATCAGCGTTATCCCAACGTTGAAAATCTGATAATGAATGGGTTAGGTGGATATGTCAACAAATTGATACAATCGTCGACGTCGTATATCAAATACACGCCAACGTTGAAAAATTTCAAGGGGTTAAGGCTGAAAAAAGCAAAACCCAATGAAATTTTAGGCATCAGCAAAGAGGAACTGCGGTGCATAAAACAAAATGAGTGGGATAGCAGTAAAATTGACCTGTATGTACATACACATACGCAGGGTGTAACGTTACAGAATATTGATAGAATTGTACATAAATACGGTTCACGAATTGAACCGTTAATCGGAACAGGTGCAGATATACCGAAAACAATGCGTTACATTAAAAAACAGCAAAAAAATTTAGAGGATGCAGGCACATATTTCAACAGGGTGCAGTACATTGTTGACTATTGGAATATGTTGCGGAAAAACGGTCATTATACGACTGATACGGACATTCTATATCCGCAGAATTTAGTAAAATCGCATAATGATGAACAACGCATTATGCAGATTGCCGCAACAAAAGAACTGGCAAAAGATTTCAAGAAACAATACAACAAATTAAAAAAATATTGTTTCACCTGCGGCGGTTTATCAATACACCCTGCCGAAACAGAAATTGAAATGATAGACGAGGGCAGAGAGTTACATCACTGCGTAGCGACGTATGCTAAACGTCACGCGAGCGGTCAGACGGCTATATTTTTTATCCGTCATATAAATGAACCGGATAAGCCGTATTTCACACTGGAATTCAATTTTGACCGAATGTGCGTTATACAAAATCGTGGATTGCGAAACTGCGAGAGAACGCAGGAAGTCCAAGATTTTGAAGAAAAGTGGGTTGAGTTCGTCAAGAACACAGCCGGAGTGAAAAAAGAAAGGAAAGTAGCATAATGGAAAATAAAAACGAGATAATCGAGGCGGAATATAGAGAGATAGACAGTTGTACACTGCCGGAAATTACGGCTGAAATTAAGTACATCACCGAGAGTATGAACAGAACGTTATTAATCGGGATAATCGAAATCGGTAAACGTTTTGAAATCGCAAAAACACTGGTCGACCACGGAAAGTGGGGCGAGTATTGCGAAAAGTATACAGGCTATAGTCAGAGTATGGCCGAAAATTACATAAAAGCATATAAAGAATACGGAAAAGACCAACAGAGCCTGTTCGGTGATTTCACAAAATCCAAATTGATTGGGAATTTGGGAATTACAAAATTAATCGAACTGACCGCCATTCCGGCTGATGAGCGAGAACAGTTCGTTGAAGAAAACAACATAACAGAGGAAACCACCGTTAAGCAACTGCACAAGTTGATACAGGAAAAGACTGACGCACTGGCTACGGCGGAAAAGAAACAGGCAGAGGCGGAAGAAAAACTAAAAGAACAGATAAAGCAGAGCGAACAGGTGGCGGAAGATAAGCAATCAATGATTGACCGTCTGCAAGCGGAGTTAGACAGTAGAAATGCAGAGCCTGCGACGGTTCCACAAGACGAATTAGAAAAGATGATGAAAGAGGCTGACGAAAATGCCAAAAAGTCATTGCAAAAAGAAATTGACCGTCTGACAGAGGAAAAGGAAAAAGCCGTACAGGCGGCGAAAAAGTCGAAAGAAAAATATAAAAAGCTGAAAGACGAGGTATCAGCAGAAAAAGAAAAGGTTGACGCGGCGGAAAAAGAAAATGCCGAGTTAAAACAAACTATTGAGAAACTACAAAAAGAATCACAAGTCGGCAGTAATGAAAATATGGTTAAATTGCAGATGTGTTTTGAACAGGCACAGACCGCAATTATAGCGGTTAAAACCGCACTTGCGGCGGTTGAGGGGTCGGAGAAATACGACAAATTGTTTGCGGCGGTAAAAGAAACGTTAAAAGGAAAGGTGGAAGAAATATGAACCGGAAAGAAACAACCGAATTTTTGAGCGATTTACTCGTTCAAAGAAAATTGGCGGGCAAATACTACGCCTCCGAAGTTACACTTGACTTCGGATGCGGCAAAGGTAAAGAAAAGCGTGTTGATTTTATACAATTCGTACCAAAAAATCAAAGTACGAGCGGAATTGAAAAAGGCGAGTTTATATTCTACGAGGTCAAGAGTTGCAAGGCGGACTACAACAGTGGAAATGGTTTGACCTTTGAGGGCGAAAGGAATTACATTGTTACGACAATGGAAACATACAAACAAATCATTCACGAAAAACCGTGGGAAGTGGGTGTATATGTGGCGTGTCCCGAGGACAGAGATATTGTTGACGAGTTTGAAAATCCAACGCCATTAGATGATATAACGGTGTGGTGGACGTTAAAAATCGCAATGGAGGCACACCCAAAGGACCGTCAAAGGTCAATGTCGCAGTTATTATTTTATATGCTAAGGTCGGGAAAGTGAGGTACAGTAATGACGGTACAGGAATTACAAGAATTTGCGAACAAATTAATTGAAGTTGGCAAGGGCAGTTATACAGTGTTGGCGGATGCAGGTTATTCATATGTAACCAAAGACAGTATAGAAGTCGATGACAAGGAAAAAGAAATCACAATATAAAGAAATCACAACATATTGAAAGAGAGGAAAAAAGAAATAAAAAAAAGATTGATAAAAGAGGAGGCCCAAAAATGAGAAAGACACATTGTGCGGTGTGTGGGGCAATAATGCCGGAGCATATCGACGAACGAACGAATAAACCGCTAAAAATTCAGCTATGTTCAAAAGATTGCATAATAGCGGCGTGGCAAAACGTTAGGCAGTCGCTAAAGAAAGGGGTGCGTCCAAAGTGGACGCATTCCGAAAAGACGGAAGTAGTCGCGAAAGTACAGAAAAATAACAAGAGATACAAATATCATAATGATATTGTAAGGCTGTACGAAAAAGGCTTGACGATTGAGGAAATCGGAAAAGAATTAAAAATATCACGAGCAACGGTGTACGGGTCAATCAATGACTTCGGGACAAAAATGATATAGGAGGCAGAAAATGAACAAGAAAAAATATATTGATGCAGACATTGTGAATAAAAAACTAAAACAAATATGTGATAATAGGAAAACTTCTTACGGTGTACAATTTGGCGGCCGTGCTAAAGAATTTGCACAAATTACAGATGATATACCTGCCGCCGACGTTAAGGAAATTCAGCACGGGTATAATGCTACTAATATGAACCCTGTTGATGAATTTATATGTTCGGTATGCGGTTTCGGTTGTATAGATTATTTAGAAATCGGGTTAGATAACGACAGTGATGATATTCAGTGGTACAGAGGATGTGAATTTTATTACTGCCCGCACTGCGGGGCAAAAATAGATAAATCCGCAAAAAGAAATGACGGAGGTAAAGAATGAAATACAAAACAAAACCGTGTGAAATAGAGGCAGTGCAATGGGAAGGGCATAACCTTGATGAAATTATAAAATTTACAAATGGATTGGACAAAACTATTATCCGTGTAGAGGGCTTAGAGCCTGTTATATTTATATCAACATTAGAAGGCTATATGAAGGCAAGCGTCGGCGATTACATCATAAGGGGATTGCGTGGGGAATATTATCCTTGCAAACCCGATATATTTCACAAAAAATACGAACCGTGCGAATAAAAGGAGTAGAACAATATGAGAAAATATAAATCAAAATTTATGAAACCATACATACGAAAATTAAAGGCGGGTGATTTGAAACGCATAACGTCACAAATGACATTTCAAGCATTGTTAAATGAATGTATTATCGATTATGCACGTCAGTACAAAAAACAGGTTTATGTACTGACGTTTGCCGGAAGTCGCGATATTTTGGATGTCAGTATGAACAAAAAAAAGTTAAGAAATTCTATTGTTGCGATTGATACATCAAACAGAGAATATAACATAATACGGAATTCGTGGAAACGGTCAATACAAAGAATGAAACAAAATGACAGAAGAAAAAACGGAGGAAATCAATGAAAAGATTAATCAATCCAAACCGCCGGCAGAAACTATTTCTTGCCGAACACGGTTTAAAATCGGAAAATTGGAAAATTGAAAAAGAAACACCGGAATATTTGTATATAGTCAGTAAAAACGGACAACACAGGTTGTTAAACAAAAACTAAAAATCGCAATCGATTACGGAACAGGGGGCATATCATTGACGCAAAAAGAATTACAGGAATACAGAAAAATAATGCGAAATGCAGAGAGTATTGAATATCAAATACAGAAATTGCAGTCGCAAATCAATAAAGTGACGGCAATAGTCAATGATATGCCACGCGGCGGAAAGTCAACCGATAAATCCGAATTGATTTGCAAATTGATTGATTTACAGGAACAATATAAAACAGAATATTCAACGGCGGCGGAAAAGTTGAAAACAATCGAAACTGCGATTGCGGAGCTGTCGGACCCACAGGAACAGGCGGTACTGCGATATAAATACATATTAGGACTGAAGGAAAATAAAATCTGTCTAAAAATGAACTTTGAAAAAACTAAAATATACGAAATTCATAAATCAGCGTTAAAAAATTTGCAAAAAAATAAAAACGCGGAGTAAAACGGAGTATATTTCGTGTTATTATAGTAATGTGAAAAATTCACAATAGGGTTTTCTCCTTTTTTTCTTCTATCAATCGGGAACCGCCGTAGCGTGTAAACGGCGGTTTTTGATTGCAAATTTTTAAAGGAATGGGGACGTTGAAATGGAACTGTTACAATTAGTTAAAAAATTCAAGAGTGTTTTCAGCATAGAAAAAATTGAAGATGTTGTTGATGAATTAAAATCAACATTGTAAAATGCAGAAAAGTGTCGAAAGCTATGTGAAGATTGGATTTTAATATGTCCCGATTTAACAATAGACTATATGCAAATGATATTTCAATATTATTTTGCCGACCGCAAAGAAAAAATGCAGGACTACACACCGAAAAGCCTTGCGGTAGCGGTTGCAGAGTTATCAAAAACCGAAAATGAAAAAATTTGTTTAGATTTGTGTGCGGGTAGCGGAGCGTTGACAATTCAAAAATGGAGCAAGAACAATGATTTAAAATTTATATGCAAAGAATATGATAGTCGTGTTATTCCGTTTTTGTTGTTTAATTTGGCAATTAGAAATATTGACGCCGAAGTTATTCATTGTGATGTATTGTCAAATGAAATTTTTAAAACATACAGGACACAAAAGGGCGATAGATTTGCGACGATTAAAGAGATAACTAAGAGCGAATTTAAAGCTGATTGTTGTATATCAAATCCACCGTACAATATGAAATGGGAACAACCGGCGTTCGCGCAATTACAGAATAGATTTTCACAGTGCGAAGTACCGCCGGAAAGTAATGCGAATTATGCGTTTATATTGACTGCGTTAGATGAAATTAATGGCAAGGCAAGTTTTATATTGCCGAATGGTGTTTTAAGTACAGACAACCAAAAGGAAAAGCAAATAAGACAGTATTTAGTTGAAATGAATTTCATAGAAAGTATAATTGTATGTCCGGATAAAATGTTTGAAGTTACGTCAATACCAACGTGCATTATAACATTTAATAAAAATAAACAGCATTCGACAGTAGAAATGATTGACCTACGACAGAGGTATGAAACAGAACAGCGAATGCAAAACGGGCAGTTTGGCGGCAAAAGTCACACTAACAGGACATACGCGAAAGAAGTCAAGGTTATATCCGAAAGTCAGATACAAGATGTATTGATACAGATTGAACAGTACGGAAACATAGCGGGTTACTGCAAGGCAGTAAGCATTGAAGAAATCAAAAAAAATGATTATGTATTGACACCGAGCCGATACATAGAATTTGAAAATATAGAAAATGCACATAGACCGTACAACGAAATAGTTGCGGATATTAACAGAATTATAACTGAAAAAAATACTTGTAAACTAACAATAAACGAAACAATCGCCAAGTCTTTAGGATTTGACATTGAACTGTTCAAGCAGGACAACGGTACAAATAATGATTTCTCAAAATTGACAGAAAAAATATGTGGTGAAAAGATTGTTAAAAATGATTATTTCAAAACAACAAAAAATAAAAATGAAATAACATTTTCAAATAACAGCAAAGAAAATATTTCAAGCATTCTTATGATGATATTTAACACGTGGAAACAACACATATATTATCTAAACGTTGAAGAAAATAGATATTTGGCAGAGTTACGGGACGCACTGTTGCCGGAACTGATGAGTGGCAAGATAGATATAGGCGACATATAAGCGGCGGAAAGAGGTGATAAACAATGAGAAAGAGCTGTCCGTATTGCGGACGTATTCACGACGTTATGTACAAATGTCCACAGGCAAAGCGTAGGCAGAGCCGGAATAAAAAAACGTATGAATATGACAGATACAGAAATACAATTTCGTGGCAACGCAAACGCAACGAGATAAAAGAACGTGATATGAATATGTGTCAAATATGTGTGCGTGGATTATATAAATACGGCGCACGTCAATACAATACGAACGGTATCAGTGTTCATCACATTGTACCACTTAAAGACAATTACGAACTGCGTGATGAAAACAGTAACTTAATCAGCCTTTGCGACTGCCACCATAAAATGGCAGACAGCGGCGAAATTCCGAAAAAAGTATTGCAGAAAATCGCATTAGAGCAGGAACAGACACCCCCCGGCCATTAGAATTTTTTCGGCTGGGGGATTTGTACAGGAAACAAGGGGTATAAGCACACAAAAAATTCCCAAAATGAAATTTTAAAAATGAAATTCAAAAAATACGAGAGGTGAGGGAGGTATGGCACGACCGGCGAAATCGGTAAAAACACAATCACGACACAACACAAAATCGGAAGAAAAACAACGTCAAGAAGTCGAAGAAAAAATCCGTGGGAAAGCTGATAACCTCCGACCTCCGACGTATTTATCAAACAATCAAAAAAAGATTTTCCGAAAGATAAAAAAGGAATTGGACGAGAGCGAAATTTTGAGTAATTTGGACGTGTATATTTTAACTCAATTTTCTATTGCAGTTGACCGATTACAGGATATAGAACGCAAAATAAATGATGATTTTTCATTGATTTTTAATAAAGATTTTATGGCAAGTAAGGACAAATACACAAAAGATTTGTACCGTTGTTGTAATGAATTGTGTCTGTCACCGCAGGCACGAGCAAAGATAGGCAGTTTAAATTTAACGGCGAGCAAAAACAAAGAGGACCCGCTGTTAAATGCACTGAAAGAGGCGAACGAATATGATGGATAGAGAACACAAAGCGTATAGATATGCGCAAGACGTTTGCGACGGAAAAATCAACGCGCCGAAATACGTCAAACTGCAATGCAAAGAATTTTTGCAAATTGCAGATGAGCAAGACAACGAGTTTTGCATATCAAAGAAAAAAGTTCAACTGATAGACAAACTATTAAAATTAATGATTATGCCGTCGGGAATGGCAAAAAATCAAACTGTATACGACAGTCTTGCGGGTTTTCAGTTTTTTCTGATTATCGCGGTATTGTGTACGGTATACAGGGGAAATAAAAATAAACGAAAATATGAAACAGCATTATTGGAAATATGCCGAAAGAACGGTAAGACAATTATTATCGGCGTCATTTTCATACTGCTGTTTTTTTGTGAACCGAAATTTTCAAAGTTCTATTCGGTCGCACCGGACGGAACATTGTCAAGAGAAGTGAAAACGGCAATCCGAGAGATTATATTGTCAAGTCCTGCATTAATGGATAGGTTCAAAATTCGTAGGGATGATATTAAATGTCTGCTGAATGAGAATGTATATATCCCGTTGAACTATTCCAACTCAAGACTTGACGGACGTCTGCCAAATGCATTTTTGGCGGACGAAGTGGGAGCATTACCGAACCCGTATGCGATTGAGGCAATGCGTTCAGGACAGCTGACAATACTGAATAAATTAGGCTGTATCATTAGCACTAAATACCCGACGTTCGATAATCCGTTCGAGGACGAAGTACAGTATGCAAAAAACGTTTTGGACGGAGTAATCAACGACAACAAGGTTTTTGCACTGTTATATGAGCCGGACAATACCAAAGAAGATGAATGGATGAGGGACGACGGAATACTGGAGCAGTCCAATCCGTTGGCATTAGAAATTCCAAGCATAATGAAAGATTTGAAAGACAACAGGGAACGTGCGATACAAATGCCGAGCCGCCGTGAAAATTTTGTTACAAAGCACTGCAATATAATTTATCAAGGAATAGGAACTGAAAGCTATATTGACGTTGCAGACGTAAAGGCGTGTCGATTAGAGAACGGCGAGATTGATTGGACCGGATTAGATGTTTATATTGGTGTCGATTTGGCGGAAACAACTGATAACTGTGCCGTTGTAATGGTGGCATATGTTGACGGAGTGGTTTATTGCGAGCCACTGGCATTTATACCCGAGGCACGGACAGACGAAAAAAGTGCGACGGAACGTGTGGATTACAGGCATTTTATAAAACAAATGCAGTGCGTGGCGTGCGGTGACAGAGTTGTCGATTACGCGGTTATTGAAGAATATGTAATGAAGATTGAAGAACAGTACGGCGTCAAAATCATTGATATTGGATATGACCGACGCAATGCAATGTCGTCGGCACAAAAATGGGAGCGTGCCGGCTATAACGTGACGGAAGTAGAGCAACACTCACGAACTTTGCACGCACCGACAAAACTGTTAAAGGAATGTATTTTAAACCACCAATTTTTATACAAGGCAAACGAATTGTACGAAATCAATTACCAAAATGCAAAATGTACAGAAGATACGAACAAAAACAAGTACGTCAATAAAAAACGTTCTGCGGGCAAGGTTGATATGGTTGTCGCTACAATCATAGCCGTGTACATAATGCAACAACACGAAATTTTCGACACCGGATTAGATTGGGGCATACAAACAGCATAAGGGAGTGAAAGAAAAAATGTGGAAAAGAAAATTTTTTAGACGTGCGGCGGAAGATAGCGGTACAAACATCATTGAATTAATCGCAGGTGTAAGCGATACGATTTCAAAAGACGAGGCTATGAGCATTCCGACCGTGACAAGTTGTGTAAATTTCATAGCCAATACAATAGCAATGTTGCCGATAGTTCTGAAAGATATTAACGGCGGCGGTAATGTCGAAGATGATTTCAGAGTTCATCTGTTAAACAGTGAAACAGGCGATAAATTAGACGCATTTCAGATGAAAACGGCGTGGTTATCTGATGTTCTGACAGACGGTGAGGGATATATTTTCATCAACCGAAATCGAAACGCCGTTAAAAGTCTGCACTATGTGAAATCGTCAAAAGTTTCCGTAATCGAGGGAACAGACCCGATATTTAAAGATTATGACATAATGGTGAACGGTCAGAAATACTGCGATTGGGAGTTTTTAAAACTGACACGTCGCAGTGAAAATGGAGCTACAGGCAAAGGCATAATCGAAGAAAACAATAAGATGTTGTCAGTGGCATACAACACGTTAAAATTTGAAAACAGTCTTGTCAAATCCGGCGGCAAAAAAGGTTTTTTACAATCGGAAAAACGATTAGAGGAATCGGCATTAACCAAATTAAAAAGAACGTGGCAACGATTTTACAGAAACAACGAAGAGAACATAATGGTGTTAAACAACGGTTTAAAATTCACAGAGGCGTCATTGTCAAGTGTGGAAATGCAGTTGAAAGAAAACAAAGAGGCAAACGCGATTGAAATAGCAAAGTTATTCAACCTGTCCCCTGAAATAATCAACGGGACGTGCAGTGATGAAAACTATAACAACGGTATCAAATCGGCAATTTTGCCGATTATCAAAGCCATTGAAACGGCACTGAATAAAGATTTGTTACTGCAAAGCGAATACGGCAAGTTGTCATTTTCGATAGATACCAAGACGCTGTTAAAGGGCGATATGCAAAAGAGATATGCCGCATATGAAACAGGCATTAAAAACAATTTCATTCAAATTGATGAAGTCCGAGAAATGGAAGGATTACCGCCGTTAGGTTTGGATTTTGTCAAATTGGGATTAAACGACGTTTTATACTACCCGCAAAAGGGACAAGTATATACACCAAACACAAATCAGACAGTAGATGTCGAGGAAATGAAAGGGGGTGTTAAAGGTGATAAGAGTGGAAATACGAGCGAATAGCGTTCATATTGAGGGCTATGTTTGTGCGACCGGACGTGACAGCCGTCCGATTTCGTCAAGTCACGGCAAGTTCATAGAACGTGTAGAACCGAAAACATTTGCAAAGTCATTAAGACGAAATCCAAACGTTGAATTACGTTTTAATCACAGAGCGGATAAAATTTTGGGCTCGACAGAAACGGGTGAATTGCAACTGCGTGAAGATAATATCGGACTGTTTGCGTCGTGTGACGTAGCAGACCCCGAAGTTATCGAAAAGGCCAACAAAGGCGAGTTACGCGGTTGGAGTTTTGGTTTCTATAGTTGTGCTGACGAATGGAAAGACGCTGACGACGGTATGCAACACCGATATTTGAAGGACATTGATATGTCCGAAGTATCAATTCTAAGTGTTACACCGGCATACATAGCAACAAGCATTGAACAACGTTCAGACCAAGAAAAAGCATTTGAAAGACGAAGTTATGAGGACGAAAGTCAAGTCGTTAAAGAAACAGCAAAGCAAGAGAAGAAAGAAAAGAACGACGAGGACGAAGAAGAAAAACGTGCATTAATTTCACGTTACAAACACGAAGTTGAGTTTTTAAAGATGAAAGGCGGACAATACAATGAAAAGTAAAAAGCAAATATTTAGAGATTTTGAAAGAAAAGCTGCAAGAAAATTTGAAACAAGAGCGTTACCGGATTTGATTGAACAACGTAATAATCTGGTTGAGGAAATGGAAAACATCATCAAAGACGCAGAAAAGGAAACAAGAGCGTTGACAGATGATGAAACATCAAGATTTGATGAAATCAAAAAAGAAATTGACGGAATTGATAAAACATTAAAAGCACAAAATGAGGCAAGAAGTTTGTCAAGTGCTGAATTTGGCGGAGCAAAAAAAGAGAATATGGAACAACGTGCGGCGGACGAGGCAAAATTTGAAAAGTTCCTAAGAGGTGAAACAAGGGCGCTAAGCACGTCAGCAAACAGCGGAAAAGCATTGATTCCAACGACAATCGCTGACCGTATCATCGAAAGAGTGAAAGAATTATCACCTATTTACAGTATGGCGACAATATACAACGTTGGCGGTAATTTGTCGTTCCCTGTTTACGAAGATACAACTGATACAGGTGCTACGTTAGTGGAAGATATGCAGGAATTGACCGAAAGTTCGGGTAAATTCACGACAATAACACTTGAAAACTATATTGTCGGCGTATTGAAACTGATTTCTAAATCATTAATCAATCAGAGCGGTTTTGATTTGGTATCATTCACAATCAATAAAGTAGCTGAAAATATTGCAGAATTTCTTGAAAAGGGATTGTTGAACGGTCAAAAAAATAAATATCAAGGTGTATTTGAAACAACGAAGTTAGTTACATCAGCAAGTGCAAAGGATATTATAGCTGATGAATTGATTGACGTTCAAATGACAGTGCCACAGCAGTTCCAACAAAATGCGTGCTGGATTATGAACAAAGAAACACTGGCACAAATCCGAAAGTTAAAGGATAACGAGGGTAATTACATACTAAACCGCGATATTACAAAAGAGTTCGGTTGGGAGTTGTTGGGTAAGCCTGTATACGTTTCAGAAAATGCACCTAAAATCGCGGCAAGCACAACAACTATTGTATACGGCGATATGTCCGGTTTGTATGTCAAATTAGCCAACGCTATGGAAATCAACGTACTACTTGAAAAATATGCGACACAATACGCAATCGGTGTATGCGGTTACACTGAATTTGACAGTAAAATCGTTGAAAGCCAAAAAATCGCAGGTTTGAAAATGAAAGCTGCATAATAGGTGGCAGATATGAAAATCAGCGAATTAACAGATGAATACATAGCCGAATATCTGCGTGCGGAGTATGAGGGCGAAGAACAAACATTTTCAACTATTCATACGGCGTCCATTCAGTACATAAAATCGTACACCGGTTTAACTGATGAAGAAATGGATAACTACGAGGATTTGACGATTGCGGCGTTGGTGTTGTGCGGTGATATGTACGACAATCGACAAATGACAGTGCAGTCTGACAAAGAAAATCCGACAGTTACGCAGATTTTGGCACTGCATTCCGTGAATTTATTGTGAGGTGTTGCTGATGATAAATGCCGGACAATTAAACAGACGTGTTGAAATTTGTGAATTAACAGACGGTATCAATCCTGAAACAGGACGCGACGAGGGACAGAAATATGTCCCCGTCTGTACCGTTTGGGCGAATGTGAAACACGTTAGGGGTTCGGAGTATTTTACTGCGGCAGCGGTAAATGCCGAAAGAACGGTGACGTTTACAATCAGATACAAAAAAATTCTGACAGAGGACCACTATATAAAATACGGTGGGACATATTATAATATCCGTGCAATAAACGACGCATCCGAATCGCACGACATACAAATCATAACGGCGGAGGCGGTCAACAATGGCTAAATACGGTGTTGAATATGAGGGGTTTTCGTCATTGGTACTTAAAATTGAAAATTTAGGTGTATCAATGAACGAAGTGGCCGACAAAGTGTTGGACGAAGTCGCACCGTTGGCAGTCAGCACATTCAAACCACACGTTCCATATGACCGAAAGGAAAAAGACAGTTTTCACGCACGAAATCACGTTCGGGCGAGTAAAACGCGTGACGGCTACGGCGGACGATATAAGTTAGTTGGAGTGTTTGACGGTGACGGTGCCAAGTTGGATTGGAGCATTGCACAGTATTTATTTTATGTTGAAAACGGTACAAGCAAAATGGTGGCAAGACCGTTTATGAAAAAAGCAGAGGCGGCAGTTAAATCTGTCGTTGAACCGAAAATGAAAGCGGCATTAGAGCAAGAAATCAAGTCAAGATTGGAGGGATAGCGTTGCAAGATACAATGTTAATGATATATCAGTCATTGAAAAAATCTGCGGCGGTAACAAAAAAAATAGCCGCAATATACAACAATCCGAGAGCACCGGATAAAGACAAAAATTTGTTTCCGCGAATAACAATGTTTGAAATGCTGAATAACGATTCCGAATATGCTGATGACAGCGCAATAATGAATACTGTTATCGTGCGTTTGGATATTTGGAGCAAACAGAATAATTTGTTTGAACTATCAAAGGCAGTAAAAGAAACGTTGGAAACAGATTTTTTGATGTGCAGGGTAGAACTGCAAAGCGATATGTACGAATCAGATACAAATATATATCACAAACCGATAAATGTAACGTTAAAAATGGAGGTATAAAATTATGCAAATCAGAACAGGTTTAAAGGGATTAAGAATTGCAAAAATAATCAGTGATAAAAGTGCGGCAATGACAGGCGGTGAGCCTAAAGTTGAATACGACGAAGTTAAACATTTGCTAAATGTGCAGAATATTGATTTAACTGCAAAAACACAAACAACAGACGTAGACAGTGACGATTGCACTGACGTATTGTCAAAGTGTACAGGCTATGACGGTAAGGCACAAAGAACAATGTTTTCACCGGCAGAACAGGCAATGTTGTTAGATGAAACATTAACAGAGGACGGGATTTATGTATCAACAGAAAAGGACGACCCTGCCGAATTTGCAACAGGATTTATGACACCGTTAAACGACGGTAAAACTTTAGCAGTGTGGCTGTTACGAACAAAATACAGCACAAGTGATTTTTCAGCGGAAACAGCCGGAACCGAAAAACTAAATCCACAGTCTGACACAATGTCATTCAAATCAATGGCAAGACGTGCGGACGGTGTTTGGAGAATTTACGGTGTCTTTGACACTGAAAAAGAGGCGGATGCATTCCTAACAGTAGAAAAAATAAATAAAATCTACGCAAAAGGAACGAAATCAACACCTACAGTAAATGCAGGTGACACAGTTCCAAAAGAATAATTAAATAAAAAAAACCGTCCCACGCAGGACGGTAAAAGGAAAAAATAAGTTTTTATAAATCAAGTATAGCACAGAAACGCAAATAAATCAAGCACATCATTATGATGTGCGTTTTTTGCGTATGAAAGGAGTTTTTGAAAATGGAAGAAACATTAGATTTAACAGCGTGTATTGCAAAGGGCAAGAAGATAAAAATTGAGGATAAGGAATACGAAATAAAGCTGACATACAGAGCATTGAGAGCATTGGAGCAAATGTACGGAAGTGTCGGCCAAGCTATTGAAATGTTCGGAAACAAGACAGATATATACGGTGATGTTTTAAATTTTCTATATGCAATGGTTGGCGAAAGGTACAATTTGCGAAAAGTGGACATTGAAGATTGGATTTCGTTGGGTACTATAAATATTTTGTATGATGTGGTATATGCCGCAGTAATTTCAGCGTTCGGAGCGCAGGAGGCAACGGAAGAACAGGGGGAACAGTAAGGCGGGACGCTCCGTATGATTGGGACAAACTATATTTTATAGGACGTTACCGCCTACAATTTTCAGATGATGAATTTTGGGACTGCACACCCCGTAAATTTTGGAAAATTTATGAGATGATGAACGGAAATACAAAAACAGCAGAAAAACAGAATAACGATAAACTGCCGAGTTTGGCAGATTTCGGAATATGAGGTGAAAAGAATGAGCGACGGCACAAATATCAGCATTGGTTTTAACACCAAAGAGGCACAACAGGAAATCAAGGCGTTAGGTAATTCAATGAAACAAACGCAAAATGAGTTTAAGGTTACAGACGCCACATTAAAAACGACAGGTTCATCATTGGACCGTTTACAGAATAAATATAAATCCCTGTCTACACAGCTAAACCAACAATCACAGATTACACAGAAATATAAACAAATGGTAGAACAGGCGTCAAAGGCACAGGACGCCGCCCGTCAACGTTTGGAACGTGCGAATGAGGCATACAACAAGGGCAAGACAAGCCTAAAGGCCAACAGCGACGAAATGAAAAAGTTGAAAGACGAAGTAAAAAAGGCTGAAAGTGCCGTTAAAACAGCTGATACGAATTTCAATCGTTTCAGTAACAATCTATCGAGAAGTCAATTAGCAGAGGCAAATTTAAGAAATGAGTTAAAGCAGACGACAGATGAATTAAAAAAACAGTCGCAATATATTACACAGGTTAAAAACAAATATAGCGAATTACAGGACAAAACTGCAGGTGTCAGAAACGGATTGACTAAAGTCGGTAACACATTAACGGCAACAGTAACAGCACCGTTGGTAGCGGCGGGAACTGCGGCAGTTAAGCAATATATGGACCTAAATAAAAAATTGGCTAATATCGCAACATTGTCCATAGGTGACGAACGTCTGCAGGAATTGAAAAAGGGTATACAAGATGTAGCAATAGAAACCGCAAAATATACAGATGATATTGCAGACGGTACATATCAGGTAATATCGGCATTCGGCGACGCTGACGACACAATCGACAAAGTAAGAATAAACGCAAAGGCCGCAAAAGCCGGATTGGCGACAACGACTGATTCTATCAATCTAACTTCAGCCGTTACAAAGGGTTACGGTGATACGACAGCCGAGGCAGTAGAACACGTTGCGGATTTGGCATTTAAAACAGTCGAATTAGGACAGACAACATTCCCCGAACTGGCGTCAAGTATCGGTAAGGTAGTCCCACAATCAAAGGCGTTAGGTGTATCACAGGACGAATTGTTTACGATATTTGCAACATTGACAGGTGTAACGGGTACAGCGTCGGAAGTATCTACACAGTTAGGCGCGGTATATACCGGATTAATGACACCGACAGAGGCATTAAAGAAAAAGCTAAATTCATTGGGTTATGAATCGGGATTTGCAATGGTAAAGGCAAACGGTTTTTCGGGTGCAATGAAGATTTTGGCAGAGGCAACAGGCGGTAGCGAGGAAAAGCTAACAGAACTATTCAGTTCAAAAGAGGCTATTACTGCAATGTTGGCATTGACAGGTGCGCAGGCTGATACATTTTCAGAAAAATTAGAGAAAATGGGTAATGCCGCCGGAGCGTCAGAAGAGGCATTCAAAAAGCAGTCGGAAGGTGTAAACAAATCCGGTTTCACATTCGAGCAAGCAATGGTTAAAATGCAGGTAGCCGCCCAAAAATTTGGCGAAAGTGCAGCACCATTCATTGATAAGGCTGCTGACGCGGTAAGTAGTTTAGCGGATTGGCTAAGCGGATTATCTGATGAAGATTGTGACAGATTATTAAAAATCGGTACGGCATTAGCAATTATCGGTCCTGCGTTGAGTTTAACGTCAAAAGGGATTTCATTCGCAAACGGTATTAAATCGCTGTTTTCGTTTACAAAAGTAGCAGGCGAGGCGGCGACTGCGGCTGAGGCGGCAGGTGCGGCAGCAGAAACAGCCGGAGCGGCAGGAGCAGAGGCAATGGCAGGAGCAGGAGCAGCGGCGGCAGAGGCAGGAGCAACAGGAGCAGAGGCAATGGCGGCAGCCGAGGGCGCGGCGGCAAGTGCTACAGGTGCCGGCGGTGTAGGCGGTTTTCTTGCGGCGTTGGGTAGTGTTGCCGGAGTAAGTGCAGGAATAGCGGTGGCAGCAACAGCACCGTTTGCGGCTACATTGGCAGTCGCAAAGATTGCAAGTGCAGGAATAGAAAAATATCATAAAAAATTAGGTGAATCGGGAAATGACGCATTGACTATGGCACAGGAATATTCGGAAAAAGCAAAGACCGCCTATGATATGACCGTGGTAGCCGATACAGTAGACGCGTATATTGCACGTTACAAAGAATTGACAGAATTAAAAAATAAGGGTCAACAGACGGATGAGAGCGAGCAGGAACGTAAGCAGTTGGAACAATGGTTCATAGACAACTATAGCGATTATATCAGCGCCGAAGAACAGAAAAACGGTGTCAGAAATGCAACGTTGAACATTATACGTGAAATCGTGCAAGCACAAAAAGAACAGGCAGAACAGGAAAAGAAACAGAAACAACAGGAAATCAAGGACGACAGTAGCAAAAAGAGAACCAATGCACAAAAATCGTCGGAGGAAATCCCAAAACTGCAAAGCGTCAACAACGAAACAAAACAACGTATTGAAAATGCAAAAAAGTTAAGTACAGAGTTAGATATTTTAAAATCACAGTACGACACGATAAATAAAACACTGACAGGTTCTGAACGTATAGCGGCGGTCAACAAGCTGAAAGAAGATAGCAAAGATATATTTGACAGTTACGAAAGTTTGATAGGCAGTGATTTGTCATTTGGCAGTTTGGAACAGGCAATAGACAATGTGTCAAAACAGACGTCAGAGTGGGAAACAAATGTTTCAAACAACGAAGAACGAATTAAGCAACATCAAGCGTCTATTGAAAAGTACAAAGAGGCGCTGATAACATTACAAAATGAAGTTACAAAAGAGGCTGTAAACAAAAGCGGTTTTTCATCTATTACGGACATATTCGCAAGTGGTGATGAACAAAAAATAAACAAAGCAATTAATGATGTAGTCACGCAATGTCAGCTGTTAGGTATGACAACAACCGAAACAAGTTTGCAGGTTGCGTTATTTAAAAACGGTTTTTCAAATTTGAGCGAGGCAATGGCGAGCGGTGACAAAAATATGAAAGCCGTAGTAACCGATTTGAACGATTATATGCACAGTGTTTTAGGATTGCCGGATAATATTGAAATCAGCATAAATGCCGAGGGCGATATTACTATGATAGACAAAACCAAAGACGGTGTCGAAGAAATAGACGGTCAAAGTGCCGAGGTCAGCGTCAGCGTAGACGGTGGCGAAAGTGAACAAACCATAATGACGTTGCAAGAATTGATTGACACATACGGAGCAACACAGGCTGTCGCAATTTTGCAGGCTGACAATCAGGCAACCGTAACAATAGACGGTGTTGTTTATCAGTTGGCGGAGTACAACCAAAAAACAGGTATAGCGACGCTAAAAGCAAACGATTCCGAGGCGGTTATTACAATCAATACAACGACAGGCGAAGTCGATAAATTTGATAATTTAGAGGGTACGGCAACGCTGAAAGCCGACGGCACAAATGCGGCGGTGGTTATTGATAGCCTGACAAGCAAAGCAAAGGGATTTGAAAAAACATATACCGCACATTTTACCGTAAAATCGGACGGAACAGTGTCGAGCGGTTTTTTCAATAGCGGCCAAAAAGGTTTTTTTGCAAACGGTACCGAATCAGCACCGGAAGGACCTGCGGTTATAAATGATGAAAAGGGTGTCGCTGACCCGCGAGAATTGGTAAAGCATAAAGGACAATACTATTTGTTTAACGGTCGAAATGTGTTGGTAAATCTAAGTAAGGGTGATTCGGTTTACACGGCCAAACAGACAAAAGCAATGTTGAAAAAATTACCGCATTACGCAACAGGAACAAACAACACAGCATTTGAAACAAAAAAAGAAGATTTTGAATACCGTCAGAAAACAAGCGTCGTATCAGATGCCGATGCATTGTTATGGTGGAAAAAAATATTAGAAGAATTTGCAAGCGACGCGGACGTTGTGAAAGAGGCTAATATTGAAATCTACGAACTAAACAAAAAAATTAATGACGACGCAATCAAAGATTATAAAAACAGGTTGAAAAACCAAGAGAGCAAGTCAAAGAACTGGATTGACTATGAAGTCAAAATGCACAATCTGTCAGTAGATGAACAGATTGCGGCATATCAGCGAATGGACGACAACTATCTGAATACATTGACCGAAATGACGGAAAATACCGAAATGACGGCTGATGAACTGCAGGACGTATGGGACGAATATTATGAAACAATCCGAAACCACGAAATACAGATTGCAGATTTACGAAAAAAGAAATTAGACGAATTAGACCAACAGTCATTAGACTATATAGCCGAACGAACATATTTTAATGACTGGGAACAATACGACGACAGCCCCGAGGCGGCATATCAGCGTATTATGGAACGTAATTCACAGGCACTGCAGGACGGCGAAATTACGGAAGAAGAATACAATGAAAAAATGACGACCGCAGGACAGAAACTGTACGAGGGACGTTTGGAAAATTCTAAGAAGTGGTTGCAAATGCAAAAGAAGTACGGAGCAATCAGCGAGCAGGAATATCAAGCCGGACTAAACCGCGTAAAGAACTATACACAAAAATATTACGAACAAGGAATGATAAGCGGTAAATATTACTATGAGGCTATGGACGACGCAAACAGTAACCTGTTTGACAGTATGAGTGAAACGTTGGAAAACTACGTCAACGAATACTATGACGCACAAAAAGAAATGTTGTCAGCGAAAAAAGAGGCAATCGAGGCGGAATACAAGGCAATCGAGGACGCGGAAACCAAAGCCGAAAGGAAAAAAGAGCTGTCGGAACTGGAGGCGGAACGTGAAAAATATCAAAATGCCGTTACGATAGACGGTAAGAAAAAATTAAAAGAAATCGAAGAAGATATTGCGGACATCAAAAAAACAGAGGCAAAAGAGGCACGAGAGGCGGAAAAACAAGCCAAGTTAGACGCAATCGAGGACGAAAACGAGGCACTGGAAAAAGAGCAAAGCAACACGCTGAAAGGACTAAGCAAATATACATCACAGGCATTGGGAATAATCAGCGGTGGTAATGATGATATGACAAAACAGTTTAACAGTGTTTTAAAATCGTACAATCAGCAACAGGAACAGTTGGCAACAACCGGATATAACACTATATCAAAAATAGTAGATATGACAAATCAGAAATTGTCCGAAATAGGTCAAAATATTCCGAACGCAACAACCGCCCATAATGAATATACCATTACAATCAAACAGGATTTTAATAATAATATCACTGATGAAACGACTGCAATGGCGTACGGTAAATATGCGGGTAGTTCGGTAAAACGTTCAATTTCGGATGCATTTTTGGGAGCGGAGGGCTAAACAATGGGATTAACATATCGTGGTAAACATTCATTGCGTGATTTTGGTATGCAAACCAAAATCACCGATTTACCGATAACACCGCCGAAAAAGACGGATTACGAGGAAGATATACCGTACAGGGACGGCAGCATAGATTTTTCGGAATCGGGCGGCAGGGTGTTTTACAAAGACAAAACAATCGAAGTTGAATTTTATTTAATCTGCAACGATACCGCAAAACGTAATAAAACTATTGAACAGTTTGTAACGTGGATAAACGGCGGAAAAGGTGAGTTGATTTTGGACGATATGCCGTTTACAAAGTGGATAGCGTCACCGATAACCGTGGAAGATATGACTATAATGCTACAACGAGCGGGAAAAACCGTTGTAGCATTCAGATGTGAACCGTTTAATCAGTTCCTGTATGATACGCAGGGTATTCCGTTAGGTGCGGATATTCCGTTAGATACGGAAATTGAAATAGGTTGGCCGATAAATCATATATATGAAATTGCCAACGGTACAAACACATTTAAACTAAACAATGCCGGAAATGCGGCGGTACGACCTAAGATAGTTTTCAACGGTAATTTTACATCAGTATCGTTTACCTGCGGCGGAAACACAATAAAATATAATCACAAAACTACGCAATTCACAATCGATTGCGAATTGTTCAGCTGTTTTGAGGGTGACACCAACACGTCAGAATATTCAAACGGTGATTATATAGAAATCGGACAGGGTGAAAATGAAATAACAATACAGTCAAACGGAACGGGAACAGTCGAAATTATTTATAATCCGCTGTTCTATTATACACAGTCGATTTTATAAAACAGGAGGAAATACAATGAATAAAATGATACGTATATACAGTTGCAATGAAACCGATTTCAGTTCAAACGGTTTGGCAATTTTGGACGAGGCAAAGGACGTTTGTATTACACACGAATTAAACGGCAGCTACAATTTACAATTTGAATATCCGATAGATTCGGCTAAATGGGAATTTATCGCAAACAACCGTATTTGTAGGGTAGGGGATGAATGTTTCCGTATTCGTTCTATTGATAATAATAAAATATACGCACTGGCACTGTATATGGACGCACAATTTAAACATATTCAGTATATCGGTGATATGTTGGGAAAAACACCGCGTTATATTATGACACAGCTATTTAAAAACACCAATATACATATAATGACGGACGCAGAGGTAAAATCATTGGGAATGGAATGGGTGAACACCGCAACCGATTTTTTTGAGGCGTCAAAGATAACACCGATTGTCGGTGTGTCTACGCTGTCAGAAACATTAGAAAAACAATCGACAATGTGCGAATTATATGTAGATAATTATAATTTGGCACTGGTTAAACAAATCGGCAAGGACAACGGTAACGAATTAACATTACGTTTCAATGCAAAATCGGCTGAATCGTCACGTGACGCGTCTACGTTGATAACGCGACTATATCCATACGGACAGGACGATTTGGATATATCTACGGTCAATAACGGTAAACAGTATATAGACAGTCCTATGGTTGAAAAAATAGGCGTCTACGAGGGTTTTTCAAATTTTGACGAATGCGAAGAACCGGACGAACTGTTGAAACTGGCAAAGTGGCAATTTTCAGAAGATAATTTAGAACGTATTGATATTCCTAAATATACAATGACTGTCGGTTACGTTGATGTTTGCGAGGCGTACAAATATCATAATCTGAACAAACCGAGCATTGGGGACAGGGTGAAAATTTTCGATAAGAGTATGAACACCAAAACGCTGCAAAGAATTATAACAACAAAAATTTATCCGTTCGAGCCGAGGAAATCAACCATTGAAGTGGGACACCCACAAGTTACAATAGATAGTTTTTTCAAGGATATTGCCACAACAAATATAATCCAAAAGATACAGCGAAACGGCAAGAAAGAAATCAAAACAAGCTATTTGGAAATGATGAGAGAAAACGTTAAAGTCAGCATAAACGAGGCGCTGCAGAACGAGAATATCGCCAAGTATCAGACCGGAGCATTGTTTGAAAGTCCCGACGGTCAAAGTGCTGTCGCAATAATAAAAGGTCAGTTGGCTATTGCCGGACAGAAAACCGAGGGTGAATGGGATTGGACAACGGTAATCAATGACAATGAAATAATTGTATCTGACGTGTTCACTGGTGCGTTGTATACAAACCTATGTACAATAATGTCTGCCAACGGCAAATTGACAATAGAAAACAGTTTAATAACAATGCAGGACGAAAATAATATTGTTAGATTTGAATGTGGTTATAAAAACGGTAAATATGTTTTTTGTTTGTATGACGCTACAGGCGAACAAAACGTGTATATAAATAGTAGCGGCGAGGCGGTATTTGCCGGAAAGATAACGTCACATAAATCGGCAGAACTGTACGGCGGTTTGACATTGGGTAGCGGAGCAGACAGTTGCATTACATTTATGGGACCTGTCAGAGCAGAGGGCAGTATTTCGGTAGTAGACCACGAAATGGACATCGATGCGAACTATGTAAGAATAAAAGGTATAGATGTAAAAAGCGAGTTTGACAAACTATGGCAAACGATTAGCGAATTAAAAAATAAATAAAAAGAATAGGGACATAGCCCTATTCTGTAACACTATTTATAAACGGTAAGATTTTTGTGGTATATGAATCTAATTCTATTAATCTGCGGTCAGTATTGCAACGTTTGATATTATCGACAACTACGTCAAGGGTTTCACTATCTATAATAATATCAGTGCCAAAGTGATAGGAATGATTTGAATTATTCGCATTTAATTTATTCAGCATATACTGTATATCTGTTTCGTCAATATATGCAACACCGTCAACGTATTCAATTTCTATGCCGTCACTGGTGTAGTCGTAACCGTCGTCACCTTTAACAATCGAAATTTGTGCGGGTGTAAATGACGGTAGCGGTGTGGGTGTTGGTTCGGCGGCGGTATCTGTATCAATCGTAATAGTGTTGTCACTGAAACCGACATTGAAACCACCGACAGCGTCGGCAACGTCACGTAATTTGAAATATGTATTATCGTTGATGTTGTAACCCTCTATCGCCGTTTCTGTACCGTTTACGGCAACAGGGAACGGGTTAGCCGTTACGGCATATTCTACGGCGAAACCTGTCGCGGTCGCACAGATTATACCGCCTGTTATAAAACCTAATATAAATTTTTTCATAGCTTGTAGCCTCCTTTTTTTAAAATAGTATATACCAAATAATAAAAAAATTCAATAAAATTTTGAAAAAAGTATTGACAAATGCGTATAAAAGGCGTATAATATAAAATGAAAGGAGGAAAAGAATATGAAAAGAAACGATTTCATAAAGCTGTTGAAAAAGAACGGCTGGACACTAAAACGAAATGGTTCAAATCACGATATTTACCATAACGGTAAAGATAGAGAATCAGTACCGCGACACACAGAAATTGATGAAGATTTAGCCAAAGCAATCATCAAACGACGGGGACTTAAATAGTCCCCCCGTCGGGTGATTATAAATATATATAATTTTTTTTAAGGAGGAACAGATATGAAAAACGCATATCCTATAATTTTAACACAAGGACAAAAATACGTTGTTGTATCAATACCCGATTTTGATATTAATACACAAGGTGAAGATTTTGCGGACGCAATGGAAATGGCAAGGGACGCAATCGGATTAATGGGAATAGATATGCAAGACGACGGAAAAGAATTGCCGACACCAACACCAATATCAGAATTAACAGTTGAAAATAGTGTTGTGACATTGGTAGATATAGATTTTGATGTTTACCGTCGTAAAAATGAACTACGGGCAGTCAAAAAAAATTGTACTATTCCGAGCTGGTTAAACTATGAGGCGGAAAAAGCAAATATTAATTTTTCACAAGTATTGCAAAATGCGTTAATGGAACAGCTAAAAATTAGCCGATAAAACAAACAGAAATTAAGCACGTCTTACGGCGTGCTTTTTTCGTACAAAAAATGAGGTGATAAAATTGTACACAGGAATACCACCATAGCACGCTTACGGCGTGTTTTTTTAATGAAATCCCAATCAATTACGATTAGAAAGGAATGATAAAATGAAATTAAATTTTAATTTTGACGGTAAAACACTATTGCCGCAATGGTGGCCGATAGTTAAATCAAATTTTCAGACTATACAGGACGACCACAACACACTGTCCGACAAATTGGATACAGAAATCACGCAACGCACCAACGCTGATATAGGTTTGGCAGACAAAATCACCGCCGAAAAAACAGCGAGAGAAAGTGCGGATAGTTCACTAAGCAGTCGCATAAACAACGAAGTGACAATACGACAGACGGCGGATAATGAACTGCAACGTAATATTGACAGTGAAATCACCGAAAGACAGACGGCAGATACCAATATTTCAAATTCAGTGAAAGCCGAAGAATCAGCAAGAAAAAGTGCTGACAAAGAATTGAAAGCACGTATTGATGAAATCAATGCGAACACCGAAACAACTATACTGTTTGGCGACAAAAAGCAACATACAGTAAAATTTGTTGCACCGAGTAAGCCTACACTATATTTTGACGGACAACAAGAATATGATGGCGAGAGTATGACGGTTGATATTACACTGAAAGATGCGTTTTACATTGACGGGAAACAGATTGCCGGAACGTTTTCAGAACAGTGTATAAATGTACCGATAGGCGGTGTTTATATCGTTGTGCGCTATGATTTTAGTAATAATATGTGTAGTATATCATCAAATTCTACATCTGTACCGTCGGCAATTTCGGGTGATGTATGGACATTTACATTGTATCATATTGACGATATAAATTTAGAAATGAAGATAGACAGCGAATCGCCGACAGGGGAAAGATATGAATTTATATCTGCGTCGTTTGACTATGTCATAGAAAACGAAAATACCACAGGCGACAGTTATTTCATAACCAATACATACGAACGTGTTCGTACATTGGCAGATTTGGCAACTGTCAATAAAAATTCATTTATTGACGCTGTAAATGAAAATGCAAAAAATATTACAGACATTGCAAAAAATCAAATATTTGTCGTGTGCGACGGCGACCACGACGAATTAAAGTTACAAGCGGCAATAAGCACCGCACCATACAATAGTGTTATCTATCCTGTAGGTACAAAATGTGTTTTGACAAACGAAAATACCATACGTGGTTATGGATTGCCGGAAAGTAGCGGTAGGGCTATTATATCATTAAAAGGCAGTATGACCTTAGATGGGTCAATGTGTGATGATTTCATTTTTAAAAATACAAATCCTGCTGAAAAACAACACATTTTTCACATACCACAATCAACGACAATGAAAAATGTAAAATTCGAAGAAGATATCAAAACAGTGACATCTGATACAATTAATCCAATAGTATTATTTGCTGAAACTGAATCGGAAATAGTGTCCTGTTCATTTGTCAATATATTTAGCACTCATCAATTAGGTGTATCAACGTTTAAATTGGGTAAAGTACTATTTTTTAATAATGTTATAAATGGATTTGAGGGTGCTCCAGGAAATGTAATAACGAGAGAAATTAGCATTGCAAATTATGCAAAAATAATAGGGAACGAATTTTTAGATTTCACACAAAACAAACAGTGTTTGGGGTATATGCTTTCGGCGTCAAAAATTTTCTTTCAAGATAATTATATTGAAAATTGCGAAAATTGTATAATGTCGTTAGGTGGAAATATTATAGGAAATGTTTTTAGTTCTATTGAAAATTGTACTATTAACTGTGGTGGCGAAATTATAGGCAATACCTTCTCGTCAATATACCAAAATGAAGATACGTCATTCTTGACAAATTCGGGTAGACTAATTGGGAATCAATTTACTTCAATAAGAATTACTGGGGAATATGTTCAATTCATTGATTGTAGTAATTCTTCTATTATATCAGATAATTATATGTCTATCGCATCTATACCGGCGACAGGAAGTTGCTCATTGATAAGTGCATCTGGCAGGACATTAATCTTAAATAATAGTTTCTCTACTTCATCATCATTAGCCGACAATAACGAGTTTAATCTTTTAGATGTCGATGGTAACACAGTAATCAAAAACAATGTAACAAGTGCTAAATCTTTTGGTAGAATTGCAGATACTTGTATTGCAGAAGGAAATATAACATCGTGGAGTTAAGGAGGCTATTATGTACAAATTTTATAGTAAAAACGGGCAGGCACAATTCTATGAACACGGTGTCGAAATTGACGGCACTGTGTACGGAATACAAAAAGATAGCGACATATTACGTATAAAACGTAATATTATACGTCAAAAACGTAATATTTCTGATGAAAACGAAGATTTGTTGAGTGGAAGTGTAAATTTACCGGATAACAAATTCGCCGAAACTGACGACAATTTCGATATGGACACAGAAATCGCAAAAATTCAGCATACGAGCATCATATTTAAACAGCCGACATCAGAACAGCTGTCACAGATACAGTCAAAAACATTTGACAGTATGTCGGAATTAAAACAGCACGTTCAGTCCGTTATGAACGGTGAAACAATGTCACAGGACGAAATCAACGCAATGCTGTTATTAAAAATTGCGGAAATGGAGGTAGCAATTACAAATGAACAAACGACTAATTAAAATGTATTACAAAAAGGGCATTTACAAAGAAAAGGATTTAAACACATTTGTAAATGCCAGATTTATCACAGAGAACGAGAAAAAAGAAATTATGGAGGGCTGATATGGAAAATGAGCAAAAAGAAATGTGGGAAAGGCTGACGGCGGTAGAGCAGTCCACAAAGTCGGCGCACCACAGAATTGACACGTTGGACAAGTTGACCGAGAGTGTTCACGTTATTGCGACAGAAACAAAGGCAATGCGTGAGGACGTAAACGATATTACATCACGGGTAGACGAAATAGAAAAACGTCCGACTAAGCGATATGAAACAGTTGTAGGTGCAATAATTACAGTATTAGTTGGTGCTGTAATAGGGTACGTTGTAAAGATGTTAGGATTTTGAGGAGGTAATGAGTTATGAAAGAATGGTTTAAAGCGGCAGGAATAAGAGCAATCAAGACGATTGCACAGACAGCGATTGCGACAATCGGTACGGCCGCCGTACTGGGTGACGTCAACTGGGTAATGGTTGCGTCAGCGGCGGCATTAGCAGGCGTACTGTCGTTGCTGACATCAGTTGCGACGGGATTGCCGGAAGTGAATAATGAAAAGGGGGAATAAAATATGACGTTACAAGATACCGTTGCACTGATGAATAGTGCAGATTATAAGGAACGTTTCAAGGCGGAATATTATCAATTAGCCAATAGGTTCAAAGGATTAAAGAAAATGTTGGAGGAATGGGACAGGGGAAAATTAAAATTTTTCCCAACGTGTCCACGCAGTACATACGACATACAACTAAACGCAATGGCTGACTATTTGGCGATTTTAGAGGCGCGAGCAGTAATGGAAGATATTGAATTGAAAGAGGTGTAATGAAATATGACAGATAAAATTTTTATAAACGCAGTAAAAACATTAATCGCAAACTATTTTAACAATAATGTTGATGTGACAGACGGCAAGAAAATTACCACAGACGACGTATATATCGTGTGGAGCTGTAAGACATTGCAGAATTTCAAGGCGTTGGCGTCAACAACTGTATCGGACGGAATGTATTACGAAATTACATACAACGGTGATAAAAATGAGATGTATTTTGACGCATACAAGAAGTGGAAGAATATGACCGTAAAGGAGTGGTGATAATGTCGGCGATAGATAAATTGATAGAAATAGCCAACGCAGAGGTTGGCTATTTGGAAAAGTCAAGTAATTCACAGTTAGACAGCAAGACAGCAAATGCCGGTACTGCCAACTATACAAAGTATTGGCGTGACATCAAACCCGAATACCAAGGCCAACCGTGGTGTGCGTGTTTCGTGACGTGGTGTTTTGTCAATGCGTTTGGAAAGGACAAGGCACAGAGATTATTAAAACATTATCCGTATGTGTATTGTCCTACAATGGCAAATTTGTTCACATTAAATGCAAATCCAAAAGTAGGCGATATTGTTATATTCAAACACAACGGAACATTTACGCATACGGGAATTGTCACAGGTGTAAACGGCGATTATTTTACAACGATTGAAGGCAACACAAACGGAGGTAGTACCATTATTGCAAATGGCGGCGGTGTTTGCCGAAAAGGTTATTATAACAGTAATTTACCGGGGACAAAATTCTGTACACCCGATTACAGCATAGTTGAAGAAAGCGAGGATTTAACAATGACACAGTACGATGAATTGAAAGAGTTAATTAATAAACAGGCGGCGGAAATTGCCGATTTACAAAATATCAACAGACAGTTGGTCGCTGTAGTGCAAACAACTATGATTTACGATTATGTTGATAGTAATATGCCCGATTGGGCGCGCCCTGCGGTTCAGGCGGCTATGGACTGCGGAGCAATACAGGGTGATGAACAGGGCAGATTGGGATTGTCCTACAAAGATTTACGTACCATTGTACGTGAATATCGTTGCGGACTGTATAATAAATAGAATAAAAAAATAGGTGGCACGTAGCCACCTATTTTTTTATTTGTTTTCGTCCATATCTTCGCGAATAATCCGAATTAATAAATTTTCGAGCCATTCTGACGGGATACGTTTACCGCTATCCCAATTTTCGATTGTACGGATTGGAATGCCGTATTTTTTTGATAGTGCCGCCTGCGACAATCCTGCCGCAAGGCGAGCCTCTTTAAGTTTATTCATTTTCTGTCACCTGTTATTTTTATATCCCCCGCCATTGAATGACAGGGGATAAGTTTGATTAATCTTCGATTTCAAAGTTGATAAATCTTTCAACTTCGTTTTCTTCATCATCTGTTACAACGATTTCGTCGTCAATAATTTCAGCATTCAAGTTGTTGTTTCTGATTTGTTCAATTAGAAAATCTTTGTATAGTTCGATTGCTTCTGCTTCGCTTTCAGCAGTTACATAGTCACCTGCGTAATTATCACGACTTGCTTCTACTACGTTACCGTTTTTGTACATTTCGTTTGTTACCTTAAATTCTTTCATTTTTCTTTTCCTCCTAAAATTTATCCTTTTTGTTTGTTTTTTGAGGTTCCCTCATTTCTTGTCTTTATCATACCACCCATTGGGTGGTATGTCAATAGTTTTTTCAAAAAAAATTTAAAAAATTTTGCAACAAAAAACAACGGACAAAATCCGTTGTTTTAAAATTATATTTGCTTCATACAGAACAGTAACCGACCTATCAAATACATTTTGATAGGTTCGACAAGTCCGACTAATGGTACGCGATCAGGGGTTCGAACCCTGGACACCCTGATTAAGAGTCAGGTGCTCTACCAACTGAGCTAATCACGCATATTTAGTTTTAATGTCTGACGACAAATAATATGATAGCACATTAAAATTATTTTGTCAATACTTTTTTGCAAAAAATATTGTTTTTTATAGAAAAACAAAAAAATATCCGAACCGAGGTTCGGATATTGTAACTTATGGTACGCCCGGAGGGATTCGAACCCACGACCTAACGGTTCGTAGCCGTTCACTCTATCCAACTGAGCTACGGACGCATATCTGTTTAAGCTACGCATAATATATTACCATAAAGGTGTGGGTATTGTCAAGAACTTTTTTGTAAAAAAAGAAAAAAATTTGATTTATCTATTATATAGTATGAAATTTTTAATCGACAAATTTTGCATTGTTACATTGATATTAAAGGTATATTATTTTTATAAATTAACCCTTTAAAATTTTTTTGAAATGTGCTATAATAATAAGACTGTAACAGAATTATAGATATTTCGTATTATAATCATATGAGAATTATATTATAATGCGAGGTGTTTAAA